CTATTGTTCAGATTGAGGTTGCCCAATCCAGCATTCGAGCCATTGTTCCAGTTGCCTCCACGTTGTGGAAATCGGTTCCGCGTAATCATAATGCCACCGCCTGTTGCTTGGATTTAATAGATTTTATCCAGCCTCCAATCATGCGACCAATTTCAACAAGCTTTTCGATCCATAATTGATATTTTTTATATCTAAATAGCGCAGGTCTTTAGCAAGACGGACTCTTCTTTTTAATATAGCCAACTCAATATCAAGATCGGTCAGGGTTGTCTTTTTGTGATATCGCTTAAATGCCGTGATGACTAACCTTTGTAGCTGCAGCATTGACAAGCGGATCTCAGCGCCAAGCACGTGTTTTTCGTGCTTTGGGAATTGCTTTAACGCTTGGTAGCCATACAATAACATTTCGCGACATTTATCTTCTATAATTAGGGCTGACAATCTATTTCTTCTTTTTTAGTTAAAATTAAACTGCGCTCTCGCGCAGCGATCAAAGGATCAGGTGGCATCACTCAAAGAAAGCGGGACGAAATCCGACATAACTGCTCGCATCCGAACGACTATAGTACAGAGTGAGGTAGCCCAATCCAGCATCCGAGCCACTCTTCCAGTAGCCTCCACGTAGTGGAAAACGGTCACCATAGTTGCGCACATAGAGTGCGCCATCAACGTTGGTTGTTGATGCAGATTCAATAAGTAGCTGGCGCAGTAGCTCAGATGGGTTGTATCCAGCGCTTTTAGTAATTGCTGCAAAGTGGTTGCTGCTTGCGTAGTCACCACTGTTAGCGTCGTCATCGACAGCGCCGTTCCGGTTGATAACCTCATTGCTAAGGACTGGATCGCCGCCATTTGCAGAAGTTGCGTCAAAGTAGGCGCTGTGGTTATGCCAGTCTAGCTCTGCAATAATCGGATCATTATCCAGCGTGCTTACAATCTGGCCGTTGCTAAGTTTCATTTGCCCTAGCCACTCTCGCACGTTGCCTACAAGGTCATGCAGTCCAAAGGATGTGTGATCATGTGCCCAAGTCACAGGTCCGGTGCCTGTATCAGTTAAAGCGGTGCCCGCTGTGTCCCCGGGGGCAGCGTTGTCGCCTCTCCGTCCGACTTCGATTTTATTTTTATGACTGCGGCCATAATTGGTATTGCCACGCGGCTCTGTATTATTTGCAAATGCCCATATTGAGCTAGCAGCATCCTCGTGTATTGACGTTAAATGCCATCCTGGCCCCTTGTTGTTACAAAGTTCGCTTGCGGTATCATAATCAACAGAAGTTTTTGTGGTTACCCCTGCCACTGCGCTGCATCCGCCATTTGCGCCTGCTGAAGCGGCGTATTTTGCGCGCCAAAAGCCCTTTCTGGTCACGCCATTGGTTACAAACGCGCTGTGTAGTCCGGTGCCTAACTGTAAGTCTACGCCTAAGCGGGCTAGAATTGCAGCATTTGCATCTTCGCAGTTAAAAGCGGGTACCCAAACCATCACATTGATGTTCGATTGCTCGTCAATCATTACAGTGTTCTTCCCGCCTGACGCGCTTTCCAGTGCTTTTTTGTGAGTTTCTATTTCATATGGCGTTATAGCCAGTGCCACTGCCGAGTCTACAGTGTCTAACCCGGATATTTGCTGCGCGAGCTCTGCGCTTGCAGCAGCTGCCGATTTATCCGCAGCCGTTTGAGCGGCCAATGGCACGACAACATCGACTGCACTTTTGGCAATTTTAAACTGATTGCTTAGCAGTTCTTTTTGTCCTACAACTTCTTTTGTTAGGTTACTTGTACTGGCGGTTAGCGCGGCGATTTCTACTGAATTTGGCATTTCTTTTTCCTTAAATAATAGGGTGTGTTTGAACTAATAACGCTTTTATGTCAATAGCGCTTGCTGCTATCGCCATTAGTGTTGCTGATGATGTGGGTTCCTCTGCGTCGATTTCTATCATGGGGTGTGTTTGAACTAATAAAGTTTGTGTGTCAATTATGCTTGCCATAACTGGCATCAACATTACCGGTATTTTCGCTTCTAGCGCTAATAGATCAGCCTTTGCCTTATTTAGATCCTCAAAGGGGATTTTAGTGTGGCCTGATACAGCTTTCCCACTTACTGCGATGCTATCATTTTCTTCATTTATAGTATCAACTACTAAATCAGCATCTTTTATGTACGCTGTACCACTTACCCATGCGTAATAACCGTTCAATGCGCGATTGGAATCATTTGCAACTTTAAATGACCCTTTGCGCTCAGTTGTTAATGGTGTATGTGCGTCTAGCTGCGCATAGGTTTGGAATACCACTAGGCCAAATTCAGCATTATTAAATTTGTCGTTGAGGGCTTTACTGATGCTGGGTTTTGTAACGCCATCGATGGTGACGCTGGTATTATCATCGCCAAGTAGTACGGTGTTTAGGCTGTCGATATTAAATTGAAAATCAGCGAGCTGTGCGAAAAAGTTATTGTCTGCCATGGGTGTTCCTATTGGTAATAACGTGACATGTCCGCGTCACTAATGAATTGGGCTACGCTAACCAGGGCTGAATAATCGGCTGGCTGTTCGCTTAATGTTGGTCTGGTTTTAAGTTCAATATTGGCTTTGTATTGCCAGCGTGTGGGCGATAGTGTGCTGCAGGATTCGAGCGGGCTGCTGATAAAGCGCAGCGCACAAATTGAAATGCCAAAAGGCGATTTGATGGGCATTTCAAACCAAGCGATACCGCCGTTTAAGCCGTCTATAAAATATTCAAACCAAGCGGATTGTTCGGCGGTGAAGGTCCAGGTTGCGCTGATAGTGCTGGGCACGTTAGCAAAGCGGCGGCGCACTCTGGCTTGGCCGCTGTCCATTTCACTGCGTAATAAATTACTTTGCTGATTTAGGGTGTAACCGGCGAGTAGTGGGCCGGGTAAAAAATCGGGGTATGCAATCATTAATAACCTGCCCTTGCTAAGTTGTAGGTTTGTTCCTGGGCGCTGGCGATGTCGCCCCCTTGGCGGATATTTGATACCACAATGGTTATCACGTCGTCACCGGTTAAACTGGTGCTTTGTTCGACGCTGCCGGCTTTACTGCTATCTTCGATTAAATTCACGGTGACCTTGCCAGTGCTGCCGGCCGATTGGTTGCTGCCAACAATAGCGCCGTACATTTGATCGAGTTTATTGGCGCTGTCGTTGGTATAAACACGTTCGCCTTTGTCGAGTAACCATGTTCCTTCGCTAGGCACGTCGCTTATTCCGCTGTGAGCCATGCCTGCCAATGTTTGCCCTGCGACTACGCCCACGCTTGCATATCCCATGGCTTTAACTGCGCCCGACATGATAATGCCCGCAGGTCCGGGGTATGCCGCTAATGCTTGCGTTGAGGCTTGTTCAGTGGCGACAATCATTTGCGGGATTGCCGCTAATTTTTGCAGCGCAAACATGGCTTTATAAAATACTGTGTTTTCTTTTCCGGACTGCTTGAGCATGTCGGTGGTGATCGACATTTGTAGCGCGGTAAAGTTTAATAATTCCTTAGCGGTTGCCTGCTGAAAAGTAGCGCGATTTTTTACCGCCTGTTTTTCAATCTCAGTTAATCTTGATTGATGATCAGCAGCTAATGTTTCGCGGTTGGTCCAGAACTGGCTATCTAACTCTTTTTGTAGTGTTTGATTGTTGGCAGCAGCTTCATAAGCAAGTTGATATTGCTCGGTCATCCTCGCGTAGCGATCTTGATAACTAAAGGCTTCTTGGGTGACAGACTGCTGCTGCCCAGAGGCTTCGATAGCCAAGCGACGCTGTCCATCGGTTTTATCTGTGCACTGGCTTGCTGAAATGCGCTTACGGCAGGGTTGCCTTTATTGGCTTCAACGGGTATCACGGGTATAACCGGTGCTACCGGAACAACAGGCGCTACGCCACCGTCTTTAACCGCCTGGTTGGCTTGGATCACTTTGCTCAGTATTTTATCGATTGCGGCGTCAAAGCCACTTAAATCAGTATTGCCTTTTAGCGCGTTTTTAAGCTCTGCGGCGCGCTGTTGCAGGGCATTGTATTGTGCAATTTGCGCGGCGCTGTTTTTCCAGTAGCCGGGGATATCATCGGATGGCGCGACATAAGTGCCACTTTGTTGAATATCCATCATTTTGGCTTGCACACTTCCAGCGTGCTGGTTAATACACTTGCATCCGGAATGGGGAACCAGTCACGGCCTAAATAGCCGCTGATGTCGCGCATTTCGGTTTTGATGCGATCAAACATGCCTACCATGGCATGGGTAATGGTTTGCACTGCCCGAACCATCGAAATAGTTAGGTTCGTGGCCATATTTCGGAATCCGCCCTGCGCTTTGACGGCTTCAAGCACCCAGGAATTAATGCCTTTTAAGATAGATTCAATGGCTGGGGAAGCCGCGGCAACAATGTTTGTCCAAGTGGCGGCGCTGATCGCTAACATGCGATCAAACTCGACGCGCGCCGCTTTAGCGTTAGCCGCCATTTGTGCGTTAATCGCTATGCCAGCCTTCTTGGCTTGATCAACAAATTCAGAAAACGCGGCGTCACTGCCGTATAAGGTATCAAACATGCCTGATGCGCTGTCGTTTATTTCGTCTAACCAGAAGCGCGCAGAATTCGCGTCCATTTTGTTAATTTCATCGACAAATTTCTTAAACTGCTGATCCGGGCGCATGGTTGCCCAATCGCTCGCCTGTTGGTTAATTTGCGCGAAAAAATCCACTAAGGGCCCAGATTGCGCAAAGGCGGCATCTTGCACGCGCACGCTGATATCTTTAATAACATCGGAGACCGCGCCGATGTCGGTGTTAGCGAGTTTGGCGGCATAAGATAACTGCCCGAACTTTTCCACAGGTATAGACAAGTTCGCGGCGGCAATCGTAAGCTCGTCAATGCTGTCGAGTGATGATTTGACTGCATAACCTAATGTTGCAATGCCCGCGACCATGGCAGTAGTGGCAATGCCCGCGGTTTTGGCCGTGCTGGCAAATGCCTTGCCAACATCGCGGGACCAGTTTGCCGACGTGCGTCTTGCGCTGTTTAACTCACTGACAAATTGCGCTGAGTTTGCATAAAGCGCAACGGTTAAGCGTGCGATATCCGACATTACAATAAGATCCTTTCACAAGCGCTGACCTGCTGGTCAACTGATAAATCGGCGGTGGGTGGCGCTGATGGGGCTGCCGAATCGCCATTTTTAAGGCCAAAGTGGGCCAGCCAAAGCGCGACCAGCTCAGTGTCTGCTTGGTGGTAAATAGTGCGCGGATCGACCACGCACAATTTTTCGCCCAGGCTAAAGCAAAACGCTAATAATGGATCTTCGGTTAGCCTTTTTTGCTGCCTGCTCCGCTTCTTCACCCAAGAAATTTAAGCGGGTGATTGCCGAGACAGCGTCATTAATTTGCACCGGCGAATAAAGGTCCATTAATTGCTCGGGCGTGATGCTGTCGGCCATGGGCTGATTATCTTCATCAACCAACGAATCCAGCACTAATTGCGCCGAGCAGGTATTAAGCGCTTCGCCGTCTTGGTCGGCTTGGTGTTTTTTAATGGCTTTATCATGCAGATTTAAACGCGATGCAGTGAGGTGGCGCACTGGATATTCTGCGCCAAACAGGGATAGTTTAATGGCGGTTTGCAGCGCAGGTTTAAGCAGTTGTTTTTAAGATTCATTATTTTTCTCTTTAAACGGTTAATTGGTTACTGGTGATGCTTGCGAGTGATCGAGTGAACAGGATTAAACGGCAATCACACCACGTTCAATGGCGTTTTGTTTGCCCGTGACCACAATTTGCATGGGTTTGCCTTTTTCTAGATCTTGCAATGACCAACCCGCCAATACGATGGTCATATCAGCAAAACGCTGATTTGGAAATTCAATGCGCACTTTTACCGTGCTACCGCTGTCGGCTTTTGCTAAAAACGCGCTTAAATCGCTATCACTGGCGTCGTCTAAAAATACAAATTCTTTATCTGGGCCTTCGGCCATGTCAGAGATGTATTTGTAATCAGTATCAATTAAGCGCGTGGCATCAACAAAGCTGCCTGATTTTCCCGTTGCGCCGACGGCTGTGGCGTCTTTTAATAAAGAAAGTGCGGCGGTTTCATCGGTGATCTCGCCGAATAAAAAGCGGGTGCCGGCGGGAAGTTTAGCGTACGTGCTGGGATCTACTTGTGACATAATGACCTCTGTTTATTTGGGTTTAGGTTAATATTGCGGTGTTAATGCGATGCTATTGCGCTAATAAAGGTTGCTGGTTAGTGATTAATAATAAAGTCGCGGTTAAATTCGTAATAAGCGCGGCCGTCACTGACTAATTGGCGATCAAATCCGCCGCTG